GTTCTACGTTTGAGGCACGGAATGATGTATTTCATTTCCGTCGTCTTGAACGTAGATACAAGGATGATCTGACTGGGTTTTATGTCGCAAATATGACCCAGGGTGTCAGATTTATCCGAGAGATGGTTACCGTCGAGGCTGAAAAGCGATATGTTGATTGGAAGCGCCACATGGAATCCATCACATATCGCTTCAAGCAAGATATGCAAAATGTAGCCGAAAGCTGTAGTGACGTAGCCAAAGCATGGTCAACTAATGGCGATCATCCTGAGGTATTGCGTCTTTATCTTGGTGGAAAACTGTCAATAGAAAGTCTAATTCTGTCTGATCGGGTTCTTAAATTTCAAGATCGATGGGATACTCGCATTACGGATACTATCATCTGGCCAGATGTGTCTCGTCTTATGAAGAAATATGGTCCATTCGTAACTGCGGATAATGATACCATAAAGAAAACCATGCGTCAGGTGTTTATTTCTTGACACACCACCTTCAACATGATATAAGTACATGCGTGGTCATGGTCGAAGTGAACAAGATACACACGCAATATACAAAACATACGGAGAACATACAATGTCTAATGATTTCGCTTCGCTGAAGCGTGCTACTACCAGCAACCTTGATCGGCTTTCCAAGGAGCTTGGTAAGCTTGCTAATAACGGCAGCCAGCGTGAAGCTGATGACCGTTTCTGGCAGCCTGAGGTTGATAAGGCTGGCAACGGTTACGCCGTCATTCGATTCCTTCCTGCTGCTAAGGGTGAAGACCTGCCTTGGGTTCGCATCTGGTCGCACGGATTCCAGGGACCTGGTGGTTGGTATATCGAAAACTCTCTGACAACTCTCGGTCAGAAGGATCCTGTCGCTGAAATGAATTCCAAGCTATGGAATAGTGGTAGCGATAAGGACAAGGAAGTCGCGCGCAAGCAGAAGCGTCGCCTTTCTTACATTGCCAACGTCTATATTGTCAAGGACCCTTCTAATCCTCAGAATGAGGGTAAGGTCAAGCTGTTCAAGTTTGGTAAGAAGATTTTTGATAAGATCAACGAACTGATGACGCCTCAGTTTGAGGATGAGAAGGCGGTTAATCCCTTCGATTTCTGGGCTGGTGCAAACTTCAAGCTGAAGATTCGTAATGTCGAAGGTTATCGTAATTACGACAAGTCCGAGTTTGATCGTTCAGAGCCTCTGTCTGCCGATGATTCGGAGCTGGAGCGCATCTGGAATTCTCAGCATAAGCTTCAGGCCTTTGTTGCTCCTGATCAATTCAAGAGCTATGATGAACTGAAGGCTCGCCTCGATAAGGTGCTCAATGAGAGCAGCGCACCTCGTCGTCGTGATAATGATGAGGATGATACCCGCGAGGAACGTCCGCTCGCGCGCGCGACGGCCGAGGCCAAGACTCGTACTGCTGAGGCTCCTACCGCACGTGGTTCGGCTCGCCCGCCGTGGGAAGATGATTCTGATATCAATCTGTTTGAGCGACTGGCTCAGGATGATTGAGCCGATGGGCGGGAGAAATCCCGCCCATTTTTTTAGCTTGGTAGCATATGCTGCGTTAAAGCTTCCAACATTGCATGTTCTGGATTTCTAATTTGTAATCCGGTAACTGGTGTTTGCGCCTGCTGTCTTGGTTGTGGTGCAGGTTGTGATTGATTGCGATTTGGTATATTTATTGGTGGTAATACTTGTATCGCCCCTGGCGGAAGACGCGCCTCACCAATTTCCGTGCTTACGATTTGTTGCGGAAGATTTAATCTTCTAGCCACCTCAGGTGATATTTCAAGACTACCACCTTGACGTAATGTTGTGGCAACCTCTTCATGTCGATTTTGATATCTTCCACCGGATCTCATTTCAATTGTAATAGCTTGTGCTTGTTGTGGTGTTAGTCTATTTTCTTGCTGCGCAATTCTGATCATATTTTGCGCTTGCTGTCTTGGTTGTGGTGTTGATTGTAATTGATTGCGATTTAGTATATTTACTGGTGGTAATACTTGTATGGCACCTGCAGGAAGACGCACTTCACCAGCTTCTGTATTTACAATTTGCTGAGGAAGATTTAATCTTCTAGCCACATCAGGAGATATTTCGAGGCTACCACCCTGACGTAATATTCTGGTAATTTCCTCATGCTGATTTTGATATCTTCCCCCGGACCCCATTTCAAATGTGAGTGCTTGCGCTTGCTGCGGTGTTAGTCTATTTTCTTGCTCTGCAGTTCTAATCATATTTTGCGCTTCGCTACGCGCTAATGCTCTACGTTCAGGAGATCCTGGTGGTGTATTAGCTGCACGATCTCTTAATCTTTGTTCTGCCGTTCTCGCTTGTGGTGGTCTTTGATTACCAGCTTCACCCAATTGTTGTTCCATCTCCGTGCGTTCTTCGGTAGGAGTGCGTCGCGCGAGACGAAGTTGTTCACGTTCATATTCAGCACCAGCTTCAAGTGATGTTGGGTCTAGTAAGTTAAGACCAGGAATACGGCGGCGAGGATTTAATAATGCTTCACCTGCTGTCCTAAACATATTTCGTAAACCAGATGACCTAGGTTGACCTGATGGTGTTGGTCGATTAGGTTGACCACCGGATCCAGGTGCTGGTCGATTAGGTTGACCACCCGGTATTGATGGGCGAGGCTGACCGCCTGGTGTGGGTCGATTAGGTTGACCGGCCGGTGGTCGAATATTTGGTCTCTGTAATGCTCTGCGGGCAATTTCAGCCACTGTTAGCCCTGCGGCGGCGGCAGCAATTTGCCCTAAAATATTGGTTATATTACTAATCGCACCAATAATTTCATCAACCGCGGCACCAAAACGTGCAACAGATTCATTAGGTATTGCGGCAAACCCTAATATGCTTCCACCCAAAATGGCTGCTAATGATAGACCTGGTCTAGCTCTAACAACATTTCCAACTCTTTCCATTCCACCTGAAGCTAAACGCCCTAACAGCGATGATCTACCTTCAGCAGCATTTTCTCTATTATCAAGTTCATAATCACGCAGGCGCTCTGTATCTCTTAGCTGTGCGCGCTGCATCTCAAATAGAGCTTGCAGCGCCTCGCGGGTAAGCTCTGTTGTATGTGATACAAATCGAAATAAGTCAGCGCGTAAATTTAAAAATTCTTGACGTGTTACATATTGATCTGGTCTATCTGCGCGCTGAGGTGTTCCCATAGCTGCGACCCTAGCACCACTAACCATGCGATAGTTTTGCAACATATCATGATATCTTTTGGTGCGTTCATCATAAACAATATTGCTTGGTAAATTTAGATCGGCAAGACTGGCCATGTTATGCTCCTACCACCACAGGTAATATAAACATACCAGCAGATGCTTGCTGTTGCGGTACATAAGATGCTGCCTGCTGAACTGATGGTGTAATTGTTGGTGCGGAACTAATCTGTGGTCCGCGAGTTGTCTGTTGTGGTTGATTTGCTCTAGCACCAAATCTTTCATTCACTTCCGGCATTCTTTCTACACGAGCGCGATGTCTTCCCATTACGGCATCAAGATCGGATATGGTTATAACACCATCATTATTAGCATCAAGACCTGGGTTTGCTGTATAAAAATTTTCGGGGTTTCTTGATAATACACCATCACCTCGACTAATTGCGCTTCGCGCGCGCCCAGGCAAATACACATATGCATAGAGAGTACCACGACTTGCGCCCTGCGGCAATCCAACCATTTGAAAATATCTTTCTACAAGTTGCATTTGTTGTGCGGCACTCATTTCGCGTATTTCCTCAACTGTTGTACCCAAAGCCGCAGCAGTCTGAGGTATAAACTGAATTAACCCTGTAGCGCGTGATGTTGGATTTTGTGCTCTAGGATTTAAGCTTGATTCTGCTCTCATAACAGCTAGCATATCCAATGGGTCTACGCCAAATCTTGCTGATACACGATTAACTTCGCTCATAAAATCACCTGAAGGCGCAGTTTCTTGTGGTGCTCTTTCTGGTGCCCCAGGTTCTGCTCTGGGTGCGGCAGGTTGATTGGGTAATGGTACTGCACTGGGTACTGGTGCTGGTGCTGGTGTAGATGGTTCTGCTCTGGGTGCGGCAGGTTGATTGGGTAATGGTACTGCACTGGGTACTGGTGCTGGTGCTGGTGTAGATGATTCTTCTGGTGCTGCGCGAGGTATGGGTGGTTCTTCTGGTAATTCGTTTTCTCGACCACGTAGATATTGAAATGCTGACCCAATAAGACCACCAATTACTACTGCTGGGTGTCGTCTTAAAATTCCCATCAATAGCGGGATCGCTCTTAAAAGACCTAGTGCAGCTGGTGCTAATCGACGTAATGTACCTAAAAGTCTACGAACGCCATTTGTTATAGCATCTAATGCTCGACTTATGGTCGACATAACATCTCTTAGTATGCGGAGAAAATTTGAAATTAAACTTGAAGAATCATCTTCACGTTCTTCGACCCTTTCAACTCTACGTTCAGGTTGAAGTCGAGTCATCTCGACTCTATTTTCTCTTTCTTGACGGTCTATTCTTTCAATTACAGTTTGCTGCTTTATCTTTTCGGCAGCTATTGCACGTAATGTTGATATTACTTGTCTAGAATAACCTTGTAAATTATTCAATTGCTGAAATAGGCCACCAGAAACTCTGGTTAATAAATTACGATTTGCTGGCGGCGACAAAAATATGGGCGCGACAGCTACAGTGGCCGCGCGGGTATCTTGACCGAGCATATTATGTTTCAGTAATGCGTCGGCCAAAGATGCCACTTATTATTCCTCCCTTTTAGCCTTCTCCGATTCTATAAAATCCACCAACATCTTAACGTATATTTCCCTCTCCCACGGAATCATACCCTCTATCTCACTTAGACTGTATTTGTGATGTTGCATAAGCGAAAAATTCAAAACATAATAATTAGCTAGCGAGGTATGAGAGAGGGCTATTAAAAAAAATCAGATAATCCTCTTAGTGTAACTGTGTCATTCTGACCGCAACCTGGGCATTTGTATGTAACAGTATGCTCAATTGTTGGCATTGTCTCAAAAAATTTCATAACGGATAGAAATTGTTGATTGCTCAATGAACCTAAAAACCTCTTAGCATCTTCAGCATCATCGGGTTCAAAAATATCATCATTATCATAGACACTTTCAATGCAATTTGCAACTAGGTCTATACCATCGTCGGTTGTCGAATTAACCTTAAGATCCTTTATAGTTGGGTATCGCATTTTTAGAGTCAATGTATCTGTAAGTTTGATAAGTGGGCTATGATTAGTATCAAACTTAACTTCAACTTGATCAAGATCAATCTTGACATCGGTTATGGCCTCACACTTATCACCCGCATAATTTACACCGTCAACATGGCGATAGCTTAAGGTAACTTCTTCGCTAACCGACTTAGCTCTTACCTTAAGAAATAGGTATTCAATGTCAAATGACGGTAGCTTATTGACATCAATATCCGTTATAATGCATGATGATAGAACATCAATCATTGCTCGCTGCATATGATCAAGGTCCTTCGACTCCATTGCAACTAGAAGAACCTTTTCTTCCTTTACGACAAAAGGTCGAAAGACAATTTCCTGCTTAGTTGATGGTAGAATAGTTGTAAACGTCGGTATTGTAATCTTAGGTAAAGCCATATTATCCTCTCATTCAATCATCTAGTAAATGAACGTGCTGCGCCGCCCAATGCAGTGCTTGTATTTCTTATATTAGATCCGACCTGCGACCCAATTGCACGCAGACCACCAGAAACACCATTTTTGCTAAACACAGAAATGAGCGGAGAAAATCTATTGTAAAGAGCAGACCCGCTACGAAGCAGTCGCTCAAGGCCTAGCATATTCTCAAACGGCAGAGCTGCTGGGTGTTGCTCATATGCTATGAAATATTCCATATCAACAAACATTTTAGCTGTACCATCGGCTGCCCAATCAAGCTCAACTTCACTTATGCTAATAGGATAAGCTTCTTCCAATGTTATCTTATATTGCGGGAAGATTGATCTATCAGTACCACCAGCAAAATTTGTGTTTAGTGGATTAAGTTGTTCAATTACATCACTAACAAGCCCTCTCAAATCACTACCACCACGAATTAGTGTTTGAGCAAGATCAATACCTGACGGCACTTGAAATTTAGGCGATTCTGCAAACTGCAATAGACTTACTCGACCAACCATTTCATCATAGAATGTCGAGTCAAAGCCACCATTCTTAAGTGCTCCAACTTTTGCGCGACGATATGATGCTAGACCACCAGACGATATCGCAAGGTCCTGCCAAGCCATAAAAATTTCGCGCTCTATCATATTTTCGCTGAGTGCGATTTTTAGTCGCATTGGTGTATTCATATGACGATAGGGAATTCTTCTGGTTGGGCCATGATAATTCTGATCTATCGTCATAAGAGAGCGTGGCGGCAAGCTTGCAGACTCGATGCGTAGCGGTAGATGCGAGGCATCAAAAAATGAGCTAATATTGCTAGGTAGCGATAGCATCACAGAGAAATGGCTAGGTTTAGCTAAACCCCTCTTGCCAACTTCCGATGAAAATTCTGCTACGTTAAATCTGCGATTGGCCATTATTGCACCTTTGCGTAGCTATCTCTATGCACAGCACCAACACTAGCTCCGACAAATCTTTCCAACGGCATGAAAAGTGCAATGTCCCAAGAAGCTGGATCTATGCGAAAATATCTGGTTCTAACATGAGAAAATAGATATTGTTTTATGCACGGTTTGTAAAATCTATATTTTGTAACTGAGCTTAACATCTTATATGAAATCTGTAGATGCGTGCGTTCATCATATTTCTCATCACTTATAACCGAATAAAGTGCATCCATCATTCTAGCGCGCAATCTAAGGGGTAGATAGTGCATATTCAGCCCCATAAATCCTGCAGAGCTAGATGCACCTACAGCGCGACCAGCAGTTCTGACAGTATCAAATGGAATGACCAGAGGGTATCTATCATAATATGGCAACTTATCTTTTGTTTTGGGTTCATATGCAAAAAGATACATCTGACCAATCATTGGTACTGTGACCATCGCGCTACGATCCTGAGCCATCAAAGCATTTGGGCTCATTGCAACCTTGCTCGCTTGCGCGCGAAACCAATTTCTTGACTGCATGGTACGATTAGGTAGCTGCCCTTGCTTCTCGCCTTGCGTCAGTAGATTGTCAAAGACAGATGCTACCATTATTTGATGCCTAATTCCCTCTCGGTGATTATGACGAAATCCCAGCCTCGATCAGCACAAAACTCTCTTGCGGCTTTCCACTTTGCGCTATTTATCCCATATCTAGCCACTTCTGTAATATACTTTTTAGTTGGTTTTCTCTTACCATCATGCGGTGGTGGGGCCATGGTTTGAGAAAGAGGTTTGACCTCAATCATCTTTGTTTTTATTGCACCACCCTTTTCGCGCATTTTGACTACAAAATCTGGAAAATATCGATGATATCTACCGTCCAACGGGGATCGATATGGAACTATGACTTCTTCAGATCCCCATTCTAGAACATGAGGGTTGGTGTCAAATTCTACCATGACACGGCGTTCCCACAACGATCTATAGACGATATTTGTCGGATCGCCTCGATATTTGCTAGAATTGACTGGTCGATATTTGCCGCTGTAAGCCATGTTGTATCTATGGCGCTATAAATATCAAAATCGATCGGAAGGTAACTTTAATGGTTGAAATATCAGGCAATCAGACTTTTAGTCCTGTAACCGGTGAAACAAATTCACGTATAGGTGCGGTTTCCTCACTATATTTTCCGCTCAATTATGAAAATATTGATCATTTGGTTACATTTCAAGTTTTAAAATTTGAAAGGGTAACTCGTACTTCAACTTTGAATAGCGATGCTCCAATTGTAAACACTGGAACGCCTGAACAAAGACTAGCACGAAGAGGATTATCTAGTATTACTTTACCTATGCCATCATCATTGCTAACAGAATATAATACATCATATGACTCACCTGATATTAGTGCATTAGGCGAGCTAGTTGCAACGGCTGCATCGAATGCTAGAAATACTGATCCGCGCACATTAGGTAGAAATTTGGGTGAAGCTATTTCCGGACCATTTAGGGATTTGGCTCAGGGTGGTACATTTGGTGCTCGCATAACAGGTATGCACGCATCTCTTCAGGAATCACTTAACAACTTATATCGTAATTTAGGTCCAACATCACCTCTAGGAGGAGCAGCAATAGCTTCAACTGCGGCCGGTGCAGCGGGTAGACTGAGTCCGTCATTTACAGCAGCATTGGCCAATGTTACAAATGTAGCTAGAAATCCGCATAAGGTAGTATTATTTACGGGAGCGAATTTTAGAGAGCATAGATTTACATACAGCCTAACGCCTAAAAATGCTAGAGAAGCTGAGATAATCTATGAGATAATTAGGAAATTTAAATTTCACATGTCACCCAAATATGGTTTGGGTAATGTAGGTCAAATATCTGCAGGACTAGTTCAAGGTTTAGGTGGTGATGGTAGTGGTGCATTTGCCAATGATCTTGCTGGGCTAACACAAGAGGCTGGTGCTACATCGCGCGCATTCTTTGAATACCCTGAAGTATTTCAAATTAAATTTAGTAGAGAATCCACACTATTCTCAATTAGTGAATCTGTGTTAAAGTCATTTACGATAAATTATCACCCCCAAAACTATCCAGCTTATGTTCGCTCGCTTACTCAAGGTGGCGCAAAAGCATATCCTGCTGAAGTGGTAATCGATATGCTATTCTTAGAGACTGATGTTATTACCAAGGAACAGATAGAGCAGAACGGAAGATAATTTCAATGAAATATTTTTCAAATTTTCCGTCTTTGACGTATAATTTACCCGGCATGCCAAATTCGGTTGAAGCTACCGATGTTACAAAGCGTTTTATCATAAGGGACTTTTATAAGAAACAAGCTTTATCTTTTTTTACATATAATGTCACAGACGGCGAACGACCAGATACCGTTGCTTATAATATCTACGGTGATGATTCGCTTGACTGGTTAATTCTTTTACCAAATGAGATTTTGGACCCTAGTTATGAGTGGCCTATGGGGCAGCAGACACTAAATGAATATATTAGAACCAAATACGGTAGCGTATCTACTGCAATGGCTCAGGTTCATCATTATGAGCAAATTATACAAAAGAGACAAGAAATTCTTAATCAAGATGGTGAATTGATACTCATACCTGAAAAGACTCTTATTGTAGATCAAACAACTTATACAAGTCTGTCTCCTGTAAATAGAACAGCTGTTACAAATTATGATTATGAATTAGCTAAGAATGAAAGACGCAGAAATATATCGATAATTAGCAGCAGGGCTGTTCCAAGTATTCTTGAAGCCTTTAGGGACCTTTATTAATAATGACGGTACAACCTGAATTTAGATCGGGTACAGGTGTAATACATGACCTGGCAATTCGCTCGACAGTCAATACCAATGTTACAGATTTTAAGCAGCTAGTTACAGAGATTAGCTATTATGAATCCATTGATTCGCCTGCTACATCAATGTATCTTGATGTCATGGATGCAATTGCATTTCGTAATACATTACCTATAGTAGGTGGTGAGACGGTACAATATTCTATTTCCGATAGTAATCGAAATGCTAATCGTATTCGTGGTAATATGACTCTCTACAAGCTCTCTAATCGTGTTAGAGCAAAGCAAGGTGTGGATTCATATGAGCTTAATTTAACCACAAATACTTTGTTGCAGGATCAATCTACTGTTATATCTCAAGGTCTGCAAACTACCAACATTTCGGATATGGTGCGTCAGGTATTTTCAACACACATTGCACCACTAACAAATAAACCGTTAGTTACGGTAGAAGATACAGAGGGAACCTTTACTACTGTATTGCCTAGGGTAAGCCCACTCACCGCGATGCGATATCTTGCGGATGAGGCCAAATCGGCAAATGATCGTAGCACCTCAAATTTCTTCTTTTTTGAAAATGCAAGAGGGTTTCATTTTGCATCTTTACAATATTTGATGCGTCAACCACCAAAAGCGACGTTTTATAATCTTGAAGATCGCATACCGGGTGATGATAGATTTGACAGATCGCGTGTAGTTGCAATAGAACAGTCGGTTGGGTTTGATTTGTTATCCGGTGTGACAAATGGTCAGCTTGGTGTGCAGGTCTTATCGCTTGATCCAGTTGCAAAGAGATTTAGAACATCACAATATCTCTATAATCGAGATTTTGGTCAAGTTGAACACATAACAGCCCATCCAAGAATTGCACCGTCAGTAGCACAAAGATTAGGTTCTTCAATATCAAGAGAAAAATTTATAGTATCTAATTCATATCAAGGTACAATACCTTATATTACAAACAATGACGGTTCAACACAGAATACCTTTAGACGTCGCCAAGACTTTCTCGCGCGCGAGACATATCTTAATTCGGAATTATTGTCATCTGTTACTAAGGTCATGATTCATGGTAATTCTGACATTGCCGTCGGTGATACTATAAAAATAGTAATGCCAAAAGTTGGTGAGTCATCATCGCGGGATAAGCAAACTGATTCCTTTGTCTCGGGTAAATATCTTGTGACGGCAGTATCTCATAGATTAACTGCAGGTGGATTGGAATATTCAACACTATTGGAGTGCGTGGCCGATGCCTACAGCACACCTATTGCTTAGAGGATAGATTAATGCCCGTAAGAGCTGACGAATGGATGGGCACCAACGGCTTTGTATGGTTTGTTGGTATTGTCGAAGATCGTAGTGACCCACTTAAAATCGGTCGTGTTCGTGTTAGGTGCTTTGGTTGGCATTCAAATGACAAAGCTGCTCTACCTACGGCATCATTGCCATGGGCGCAAGTTATGGTACCAACAACATCGGCCAGCACCAGCGGTGTAGGTAGTTCACCTACGGGTTTGACTGAAGGGTCTTGGGTCATAGGCTTTTTTATGGACGGTCGCCGCGCGCAGACACCAATGATAATGGGATCATTTCATGGTGTTGCTGGTGATGCTGCAAATCCCAATGAAGGCTTTGGTGACCCAAATGGTGTGTACCCAGTCGTATCGGGTATCCCGGATACATCACCAATGGCCGCGGGTGGCAACTCATATGTCGATACGGCAATTGTTCAAGATCGCATATCAACCAAAGTAAAAAATGTACCTGAAGCTGCAATACAGAAAATTACATCTGTAGCATATGATGCTGATGATGCAACTTATGAGACTCCTACCTGGAATCAACCTGATTTACACGCAGAAACAAATCCACCATTATATCCATATAATCACGTTCGCACTACAGAATCCGGACATCTATTTGAAATCGATGATACAAATGGTGCGCGACGTATTCATGAATATCATGCATCTGGCACTAACCGCGAAATTATGAATGACGGAACCACAGTTACTCGCATAGTAGGTGATGACTATCAAATAGTCGTCAAAGATAAAAAAGTCATCATCTTTGGTTCTTGTAGCGTAACTATAGCGGGTGATGCGCGACTTAGAATTGATGGTGATATGGTGCATGAAGTGCTAGGTGATTATCATCTGCATGTTAAAGGTAGCATGAAATCAAAAATTGAAGGCAATCAAGAAACAGAAATTATAGGGTCTTCGGTTACTCAAATTAATTCAAATGATTCTAAGAGCATTGGTGGAAATCGGGTCAGAAATGTTGGTGGCGAAGTATCAGAAAATTTTGCATCGGTGCATCGTTATACGATAGGCGGTGATGTAACCCAAATAATTGGTGGTTCCAAGCTTACAACCGTCGCTAGCAAAATAACTCAGGTATCTGGCGGTGATCTGAATATGGGTTCTGGTGGCGCAACCTCAATAGCCGGTAAATCTTCATTCACATCAGGATCTCCTGGGCCCACAACTATTAAGGGGTCTAGGATCGATCTAAACCCACCATAATGAGGTGATAGCGTGACTATTCCTAGCCCACAAAATTTACAAGCTTCTATATCATCAGCATCAGGTGTTGTTGCTTCAGCGCAGCAAGCTCTTGGTGCAGGTTGCGGTGTTGGTTCAGCACTATCGCAAATTAATTCATCGATACAACAAGCTAGTGAAGCAATCAATAATGCCATATCTACAGCAAATGATATCATATCTGCTGTGCAAAATCTACCGAATATTATCACACAGCAAGTAAGTGGTGTTATATCAACAGCAATAACAAATGCTTTAGGTCCTGTGCGTGAGCTTAATGCTTTAGCAAATCAAATTCAAGCTGAGGTTGCTAATCTTTTGCGATTGGTCAATAATCCTGCGGCCTTTATCGCACAATATCTTAATATTCAAAGATTATTCCCAAACCTAGACCTTAACGGTTTGTTAAATCGAATATTATCTGGTATGAATATATGCCAAGCAACGGCAGAAGCAGCGCAGCAAGCACCCAATCACCCACCATCTACTGCATCCGCTGAAGCTGCGCCAACAGCACAACCAACACCGGAAGCACCTGAACCCGCACCAGTTGTAAATCTTTCATATCAGTCTCAGATAACTCGTGAGCCACTAGAACCACCACCTGGGGTTGCTGGTTCTGCCGGAAATACATCAACAGATGATGCATTAAATCGCATTAGAGACCAGCAAAGGGCCGCATTGGAAGCTCAATATTGGAGATTAAGTTTACAAAGATTTTGGTCAACCGATGATCAAGAACGCGCCGATCTTGCACGACAAATGCTTGATACAAGAGAACAACAACAGGCATTTATACGCACATCGCCATAATGTGGTTGATAAATAAGCCACAAACGGAGAGATGAATGTCAAACGCGATCAAGACGCCAATCTTTAAGGATTTTGATCTAAACATGAAGATGCACCCGGTAACGGGTAAGCTAATTGTGCGTAAGAATCAAGATTCAGTTAAGCAGGCTCTTAGATCGCTAATACTTACGGATAGAGGCGAAAGACCATTTAGAAATCAGTTTGGGTCTGACATTCGCGCGAGACTATTTGATCTTATGGATCCTAGTTTGGCGCTACAGATAGAAAGTGATGTTTTACTAGCCGTAGCTAATTATGAAGAAAGAGCTATAATACTAAACGTAGGTGTGGTTGATGATCCAGAGAATAATGTTGTTCGTGTAAACATAACTTTTAGAACTACAACTTCTCAGGCTCCTGCTAACCTAACATTAACTCTGGAGGCCATACGATAATGGCGGCTAATAGTGCAATTACCGTAGCAGGTCTAGATTTTGATACGATTCGTCTCAATCTGCGAAACTTTATGGCAGGTAAACCCGATTTCTCAGATTTTGATTTTGAGGATTCTGCCATAGGTACGCTACTTGATCTTCTGGCATATAATACTTACTATAGCGCATTCTATGCAAATATGGCAGCAAATGAAGCATTTCTTGATACGGCTCAGATTTATGATAACGTCGTATCTCGCGCCAAAATGCTTGGATATCTTCCGACTTCAGCACGCGGCCCAACCGCAAATGTGCGAGTAAGTTTTACAGTTCCAGCAAATTCAACTTTCAGAACTATCAATATTGCAAAAAATACTCAGTTTAGGGCCGTAGTTAATGGTGTATCATATACATTTGTGACACCACAATCATATCCTATAACTGCAAATTCATCAAATAGATTTAATGGTTTTATTCAGATTACAGAGGGTGTACCATTAACGCATAGATTTCTTTTCTCTGCGGCCAATACATCATTTATATTACCTAATGCAAATACCGACACATCAAGCATAACTGTCGCAGTCACGACATCGGGTAATACTCAGACATATATTCAAGCATCCGATTTAAGAACTGTCAATTCTACATCAAAGGTTTTCTTTATAGAACCTGATCGCAATAAGCTGTTTAAAATTAGCTTTGGTGATAATGTTCTCGGGCAGAAACCTACGTTTAATAGCACAGTTGCGGTATCATATCGAGCAACAAACGGAACAAGAGCTAATGGTGCCAATAATTTTACCGCCATAAGCACAGTTGGTGGGCAAAGCAGCTTTACGTTAACAACAGTCGAAAGAGCCACTGGTGGTGCAGAAATTGAATCAATCGAATCGATTAGATTTAACGCACCGCGTCTCTATGAAACACAAAATCGTGCAGTAACTAAGGAAGACTATAAGAGAATAATTCTGCGCGATAACCCTGATCTATCGGCAGTCAATGTTTGGGGTGGCGAAGAAAATGATCCGCCAATATTTGGTAAAGTATATGCATGTGTAAAGCCTAGTGTTGGCACGCTCGTATCTACTAATCGCAAAGAGCGCATAAAGCTGGCCATTAAATCTTATAATGTGCAGTCAATCGACCTTGAAATTGTCGATCCAACATACCTATATGTGGTCCCAACAACAATAGTTCGTTACGATCCTCTTCTCACCACACTACAACCATCAGAAATTGCAGTTCGCGTTGCAAATAAGATCATAGCATATGAATCATCAAATTTAAATCGTTTTGATGGTAAATTTAGATATTCTAGATTTCTAGATTCGATTGATTCGGCTGAATCATCAATCGTATCAAGCACGGCCAAAATTGAAGCTCAAAAGAAATTCTTACCGTCAATTACACAATCAAATACCTATCGAATTTCATTCAATCGAATGATATATCACCCAAGTGACGGATATCAGACGGCCACTTCATCTACATCATTTATTTTAAATGGATTTACATCATTTTTTGATGATGATGGTAACGGAAATGTACGGGTATATTACGTATCTCAGGGTAAGCGAACTTATATCAAAAATATTGGTACAATAGATTACCTGACTGGACTAATTACACTAAATGCATTTCAGCCTACATCAGTTGCAACTGGTGAAATTGATATTCGTGTAGAACTTGATGATTATAATATCTCACCTATACGCAATCAGATATTACTAATAGCTGGTGCAAAGATAACACTAATAAATGACAATACAGGCGCAATTGATGCGCGTCTGGAAACCGTTAGTACTGTCGGTAACAGCGCGACTTTAGGTGCAACCTCAATTTCTCAGCTAACGACATTCTAATATGACAATATCAGGCGCCGAAGAAACATTCAAAAAAATATCACCTCTTATTGAGGCACAATTTCCTGCATTCATACGTGAAGAAGGACCCCGATTTGTATCCTTCTTAAAAGCTTATTATGAATTTATGGAGCAGTCTGGTCAGGCTGTTAATGCGACCCGAAGCTTAATTGATAATCAAGATATAGATCGAACTTTAGATTCATTTGTTGAATATTTTCAACGCGAATTTATGTTAAACATTCCAAAAGATGTTTTGGCCGATAAAAGATTACTTGTCAAGCATATTAGAGATTTCTATAGAACTAGAGGATCTAAATTTTCATATGATTTTCTATTCTATGCGCTGTTCAATAAGCAAATAGAGATTGTTTATCCTGGTGATTTTATACTAAGAGCATCTGATGGTAGATGGGTACGAGAGACAATACTTAGAGTTGGTAATCCATTTTCAACACTACCTACTAATTTAGACGGTAGAAATATTGTCGGATCAGTTTCAGGTGCGACGGCTCGGGTACAGAAAGTTACTCGCGTTGTGGTTCTTGGTCATCCACTATTTGAATTGCTTGTTGAAAATGTTGTTGGTGAGTTTATTGATGGTGAAACTGTATCTGATGATTTAGGTAATAATGCAACAATTACTTCAGCATTTGGTAGCTTAATTGGTATTGAACAAGTTGTTGATCCCGGTGCTTTTCACCAATCCGGCGATTCTGTTATAATAACCTCATCAGGGGCTACAGCATCAGCAAGAGTAGCATCAACAAATGATTTAGGACCAGTATCATTTCGCATCAATAGAGGAGGTAGTGGTTATCGTTTAGGTCAAACTGCAATAATTGTGGAAGGTGGATCGGGCACTGGTGCGGCTGCTATTGTTACATCTTTATCTAATACTACATTTGTTAGTTTAAATACAAATCAGATAGCACCATTATCTAATGTAGTTCTTAATACGGGCCCAACATTCGTATCTCTTGGTACAAATACAGCTTCGGTATCTGCAAATTTGGCGGCGGCCAATATATCATCGACTCTTGCAACATCCTTAAATTTTGCAAATTCAGTTGCTGGATCAATTAATGCAATTTCAGTTACTAGTGTTGGTATTAATTACGTACCGGAATTACCAACAGTTACTACACGGGATCAAATTGTATTCGAGCTAGGTGTGCCTGGCCAAGCTGGTAGACTTCAGGGTGATGATGCAGTAATTATTCCAATACGAGCACCCGGAGCAATTTCATCTCTTGGGGTAATATCATCGGATGCATCATTTGATAAATTTACTGATGCAATTGTAGTAAATTCTCGAGGCACCGCACCCACAATAGATCAGAATATTGATTTAGCAGGTAATCAGCGTTTTACCATTAGAAATACAACATATAACGCTGATATCAAACCTATTATTGCTGGCGTTATTACTCAGCCGGGTAGATACATTGATACTAAAGGCTTTCTTAGCTGGAATATGAGATTACAAGATAATGATTTTTATCAGGAATATTCATATCTGATTAAGGTCACAGAGATTGTAGATCGATATAGAGATGTTGTCAAGAGAGTATTGCATCCTGCAGGCTCTAAGATGTTTGGTAGCTATCAGTTTGTATCAAATACAAATCTATCACATAATCATGGTTTCATTTATAGTCAAGAAGCAATTTTACCGATTACATTAAGTGTTAATAAGGCAACATTAAGATCGGCAAATGTATCCGTTGCTGCTCAAGATAGTCAAGCAGTTGGATTAACCTTTAGCCCATCAGGTAGACAAATGTACATGATTGGGTCGAATACGGATAGAGTATATCAATATAAATTATCAACAGCATTTGATGTATCAACCGCAACTTATACTTCTAAAAATATATCAATTGCAAATACATCAACAACCGGTGCTGGTGATACATCACCAACCGATGTAAAATTTCATCCTGAAGGTCATACAATGTATATTGTTGACCATTAG